TATACTTTCAGTACACGGTTTACTGGATGCCATACAGGAAAATAGTCATTGCCTTCGCCTGTACGCTGGATAATAAGTTTGTGGTTATAAAATGCACCACCAGTTCCAGAACCTTCTTGTAGATAGGTATCAATAATAGAACGAGCAATGATTTCATATTCTTTGTAACTTGCAATGTCTGCTGTAGTTGTTGCAAGCATATTTGGGTCTACATATGGACGATAAATTGTTAGGTTTGATTCTACAACAATTTCACCATAAATATCTGTTTCATAAATTTTTACTGCAAAGTCACGGTCATATTGTGCTTTTGCTCTTGGAATAACATAAGATAGTGTTGATGTTGCACTTGATGTTAATTCAGTTCTTTCAATTGAGTGGTCCACCAAATCCTCAACCTCAAAAATGTATGGTGCATTTGCACTAGGAACATCCCAGGTTGTTGTAATTGGATAAGGTGGAACTCTCAATACTTCCATTTAGGCAAATGCCTCCGCAACTTCTTCTGGGGTTGCTAGACGAACGCCACGTTGTGCTGTCCAGAACTCTACATACTTCTTTGGAACAATGTTGTAGCCAACATTGATTTTACCAAAGCCATCAGCATATAGGTTTCTGGTTGAGAATAGTGCAACCTTAGTTGTCACTGAGCCTTCTGCAACTGGTGCTGGCTCTGCCTTTGGCTTGCCAGCCTTTGTTGTGGTAGAACCCATTACTCCGTCTTCATTGAATCCCAATGTAGGAACGTCTTTTGTAGGTTCTGGTGCTGCGATTACATTCTCTTCTACAACTTCTGCTGGTGCTTCTACAACTGCCTCGGCAGGTGCGTCTTCAACAACAGGCTTAGTAGGTGTCTTTTTTGTTTCAGCCATGTTAAATCCTCCTTAGATTTATTTTAATTATACCAGACAAATCGATGAAAGGGGCAGGAATCGAAATCCCTGCCCCCTCAAAGGGTAACACTTTACAGAGATTAGTCTGTAGTGGTGTCTGCGAATGCAACTGCATCCAGTTCTTCCCAGGCGATGCCGAAACGAACGAAGACAGTGTATTCAACGGTGTCCTTCTTAGGAACGTAGAAACGGTTAACAGTGATATCTCTCTGGAAACCCCAAATACGGTTCTGTGGGAAGGTTAGGTCAACGAAGCCTGTTGGGTAGTAAGGAACTTCCAAAACAGGGACTCCGAGGACACGAGTCTGACGAGCACCACCAAATGTTTGGTTAGCACCGCCAATGAACTCACCACGAGTACCTTCAGTTGAACCGATTGTTGAGTAAACAGTAGCGTTGTTCTTTACGATGTTAGCGAATGTGTCTGTACCAGCGTAGAACTTAAGTCCGTTGGTAATGGCACGGTAACGACGTGGCATAGCAAGAATCAGAGCCTGTAGTTTATCGGTTGTCCAATCGGTGAATGCTGCGTTGGAACCAACAAGTGTAGTGTTGATTACTTCGTGAGCACTTCCAAGGTTTGAACCAGAACCAACGTTAGGGTTGGTCTTCTCCAAGTTAATGAATCCGTTCATAATGCTTAGGAATGAACCTGTTGAACCGTCGCCGTTGATGGCTAGGTCTTCGATGTCATTACCGAAAGCATTAGTCATAAGACGAACTAGGTGGTCCTCAAGAGCAGCACCTTCGATGTTGTCCTCAAGTGACTCTGCAGAAACTTCCCAGTCAAGACGAATCTTCTTGGTAGTTAGTTCAACCTTTGAGAAGGTTGCACCAGTGTTGGTGTAAGTTGAGACACCCTGGCTAGCAGCACGAATAACACGGTCACCCACGTTAATCTTCTCTAGTTCCATTGTGTTTGCTCTCATGGTTACTCTGCGTCCGTCCTGTGCAAGTGTGGTAGCGTCCCAAACATAGTCGATGAAGCGACGTGCCTGTTCAGGGCGTAGGATACCAGTACCTGGGTAAGTTGGGCTAGCAGTAGCAGATGGATTTACACCATTTGGTCCTGTGGTAACACCGAAGTTAGCGGTTGGGCTGTTAGCCATGTAAGTACCGTGCTCTGAGAAAGAGCCTGTACCTGATGATACGCTACCTGATGTACCGAAAGCACCTTCAGCGTTAGGGTAGTTTGAAACTGGACTAGCGGTTGAAGGCATATTTTTGATAATTTCTTCTGACATTTTATTTTTCACCTCCCAGTGATGTTATTTTAGTAAATCGGATGTTGTGAGGAAACTTCCGCCCCATACTGATTTTTCCACCAGTACTGGTTCCTGTACGACCTCACCGAGGTCGCCAGACTTACGGAAAGCGGTATCTGCTTCTACTGCGTCAATACGCTTTCCAAGATTTGCCTCAGTTTCTGTAACCTGTGAGGTTACGAAACCAAGAGACTTTTTGAGTTCAGCAACTTCATTGACTAGTGATGCATTTGCATCTGCTAGTGACTTGACGATTGCTGCAATGTCGCTAAAGGCTGTTGTAACTGTTGAACCAAGTTCAGCAACTGCCTTAGCAATTACTTCCTCTGAACCTGGAACATCTTCTACAACTTCTTCTACATGTGCTGGCTCGGCTACTGGAGCCTCTTCAACAACTTCTTCTGTAGCAGGAGCGTCAACAACTTCTGCCTCTGGAGCGACATCAACTGATTCAACGTTTTCGTTTTCAGCCATGTTATCATTCTCCTTTTTAATAGTCTTAGAAGTATTAATGCCTTTAGCACTATCAACTAAGAACTTTACCATGTTGAGTTTGTCGTCGTCTGACTTCTCAACAAAACCTATGTTTTGCATTTGGTTTCCATTCACTGGGCTAACTGCACTCTCTTCTTCAGATAGTGTAACTAGACCAGATTCTTTATCCCAGAATACGTTTTCAAGTACTGCTTCAGTACCTTCGCCAACGATAGTCTCAACACCGTCAACTTTTTCAACCGATAGAATATTTGCAAATTGGTTTGCTGGACTATCCACCAAAGATAGTTCTGTTAATGTGTAGTCTTTAATGATTCTAACTGATGCATCCATCTTTTCGTCATAAGCATCGTCCCACTTGTTCATTTTGCCACCAATTGAAAAACCTGTGTATGTTCCATCTAGAACTTTTTCCCATGCGTCTTGAGCACCCTTTGAAATATATGCTGATACATAAATACCTGAATAGAACTTCTTTGTTTCTGGGTCAAAGTATTTGTCTTCTTTAAAAGCAACCATTTTGCCTACAGCCTTTGGCTGGTGCATTTCACGAATGTTGCCACGGAATTTTGAAAATGCATCTAGAGATGCTTCTGGAGTGACAATATCATTTTGTCTGTCAAGATTGTCTAGTGTGGCAAATCCTGAAACAATTCTGCGTTCGGCATCCACTTTTGTAAGTGGCATTGAAATACGGACATTGCTTCCTTCAATATCGAAATGCGCTTTTTGAATACTCATATAAATAATTATAGCCCCTTTTTATCAAAGTGTTATATAACTGTTATTATAACACTTTTTTATTGTGAGCGTCTCCCTTCGCCTTTTGGATTTCTACCCTGGGTAGTTGCAGTATTGTCTGCCTGTGCTTGCTGACGTTCACCATCACGAGTTCTATTCTGTTGGTTATTTGCATTTGCATCGGCAGCCTGACGTGGAGTTGGAGTTACCATTTCATCACCATCTGAACGTTCTGCCAAATTAAGAATTTCACGAGCCTCATTAGGAGACATAATCTGGTTCTTGACGTAGTTGGTAATAATTTGTGATTGAGCAAGTTCGTCAGTAAGAGTTAGTTCGTTGAATTTAAGTTCTAGAATGTCTGTCTTCTCACGAATAATCTTATTAAGAATCTTTTCAAGGTTACGTTGTGCAGGACGAGCAACCTGTTCTTTGAATGTACGGTCTTGTGCTAATGATGCTGCTAAGTTAGATGCATCGCTACCGCCAAGTTTTGAAAGTGGAACTTGGTGGGCTACAAGAATGTCGTCACGAACTTGCTGACGATACTGAGCAAATGAACCTTCTTGTGGCTCATTCTCAATAGGCTCCATCTTGAATTCAACCTTGTTGCTTTCTGTATCTCCTGGAAGTGGAATGTATAGAGTACGGTGTGACTGACCCTTGAGACCAGTCTGTAGGAAACGGAACAACTTGTCTTCTGCTTCTTGTGTAAGTTGAGCACCTTTTAAGGTTACAATGTAACGTGGCACAGCCTTATTATTAAAGTAATCAATGTTGTATTGTGATGCGAGTTGGTCTCCAAGAATAGAAGCCATAGCAGCCATTACATCTGGTACACCATAGAAAGTATTTAGTGGAGAGTATTCTTTAATGTGAATAATCTCGTTTGGTCGTGGGTCATCGGTAATGTAGTTGATATTCTTTGCCCCAAAGTTACGGAAATAAACAACCTTGTTTGCAATAACTTGAACATATCCATCACGAAGACGACGGACACGCATGGTAGCAGCAGGAATGTGACCAATATAGCCAATCTCTCCAGTTACGGTTCTACCA